GAGTATAAATCGTATTATTTTTGAAAAAAAAAAAATTAGTAAAAAAAAAAAATCTTTTTTAGTAAATAGTAATACGTATTCCATTTTTACTAATTTTCAAGCATTATTTTCAGTATATAATAATGTAATCATTTTTAAAAATCTGCTCTTTTAATCCCGTATTTATTTATTTTTTATTTTAAAATAAATGGTTCAGTATTAAATTTTATAAAAAAATATAAAAATATTCCAAAAAAAAAGAAATTAGTAAGCAAATATTCCAAAATATTCCACAATATTCCATTTAAAATTTATTAGTAAAAGTATTCCAATTTACTAATTTTATGTTTTAAATTAAAGAATAAAATATAATATAGTTTATATAATGGAAAAAAGAACTTTTAGTTGCCCCTTATGTAATCGTGTATTTAAATTAAAACATCATTTAAAAGCACATTTACAGAAGAAGAAACCTTGTATAACAAAAAAAGGAAAATATTCCAAAAAAAAGAAAATTAGTAAAGGAACCCCCAAAATATTTAACGATCACTCAAAGTTAAGTGATTGTAATAATTCAATTGAAAATGATTCTATTTTTATTTTAAATAGACATCTCTGTGAATTTTGTAATAGAAGTTATAAACATAGATTTAATCTAAATAAACATTTTAAAAGATGTCAAAAAAAAAAGGAAAAAGAGGATGCAGAGAAAGAATTATTAGAAGCTAAAATAAAAATTAAAGAATTAGAAATGAAAAATAAACAACTTTTATTAAATACTCACACCACAAATAATAATACAACAAATAATAATAAAATTAATACAACAACTAACAATAATTGTCACAACAATACAGTAAATCTTATAATTAATGATTATGGCAATGAAAATATAGAGGCCTTAAAAAATATTAAATATAAGAAATTAATAGCACAAATTTTAGGAAATGGGATGGGTGGATTACAGAAATATATTAAATATAAATATTGCAATCCTGAATTGCCTGAAAATTTAACAATAAAATATACAAATGATAGATCAGATAAATTAAAAATTAGAAAGAATAATAAATGGAAGACTCGCGATAAAAATGAGGTATTAGATGAATTATATGACAGAGATACTAATATTGAAGAGGTATTAAATGTATATGAACATATAAATGATTTGGAAGATGGCGAGGAAATGGATGAACTTCAAGAACATTTTGTTGATGAAATACATAAGTTTTATAACGATGAAGATGACGATGAAGGTGTAGATAAAGAAGTTGAAGAAGAAATGAAAAGAATCAAAAAAATTACACTAAATGATTTTTATGATTGTTATAAACAAAATAAGGTTAAATTTGATTTAAAGAATATTAGTTAATATTAGTTAATACTAATTAGTAAGTAATAATGAGTAATTCTGGTTTTACTTGTGTAAAATGTAATCGTATATTTAAACTAAAGCATCATTTAAAAGCACACTTGAATAAAAAAAACACGTGTAGTTCTTTACAAGATCAAATAAAATGTATAATGACGCAAAATAACGCATTAGATAATATATCTAATTGTTCTTATTGTGACCGCGAATTTAAACGAAAATGGGATTTAAATCGTCATTTAAAAATATGTAAAGTAAAAGGGGAAAAAGATAAGAATTATCAAACAATAGAGCAATTAAAAGATAAAATGAAACTTTTAGAAATAGAAAATGTACGTTTAAAAACAGAAAATGAGCATTTAAAAAAGTATAATGAATTGATTGATGTTGTGAAAAAACTTAAAGATGAAAATAATAATTAATTAAATTTATTATATTAGTAATATAATCTATATTATAAATATAATAATATGACTAATACAGAGTGTCCCATATGTTTAGATGATATTGAAAAATTTGATTATTACAAATTGCCATGTAATCACTTAATTTGTAAGGAATGTTTCAAAGAGTTTAAGAAAAGATTTTCGATATGTTGTTTTTGTCGTAGGTCTTTTACCATATATGGTGTAGAATTTATTAGATTTAAGCCATCGAATTATGGAAAAGCGTGGCGCTCAGTGCAAGAATTTTTATTGATAGATATGTATTTGAATTCTGTAAGTATAAGTGATATTGCTGAATTATTAGAAAAGACAGAAAGATCAATATTAAATAAGTTGGGTAAATTAAAGAAATCTGAATTGTATAAATTGGATATATTAAGACAAGCACGATTAAGGAATTTTATAAAAGAAGAGGAAGAGGGGAGATTAAGAAATTTAAATATGATAATTGAAACATATTCAGCTGATGATGACGATGATAATAACAATGAATATTTAAAAAAAATGAAACTTATTCTTACAGGAGTAAGTGCTGGTAGTATATTAATTATAGCTTTTTGTTTAACAAAATATTTAATAAAATAAATTAAGAAGATATTTATTAAATAAATTAAATATGAATGTTAGTGACACAATATTAGCAGAGGTATTTCATTTAAGATATAAATATGATATAGATGAAATACGTAAGCAGTTTTATTTAACGGATGGTAAATCTAAGAAAAAGCATTATTTAACGGCAAAAAAGATAAAAGAACTGACTTCTCGATATTTGATTATACATCATGATAATATAGAAGAGTTTGATTTTTTAGATAGTGAAGAGCAAGATAATTATGTAAATCGTAAAAGACTGGTTAATAAAATAAGTAAAGAAATAGATAATGCTGAAAAATATGTTTATTCCTTATGGTTAGAATGCAACAAAGTTTTTGTAGGTTATACAGAAAATTGGAAAGTAGATATAGTAGATAAATTTTATGATAAAGAATACAAGGTATTATCTTTGATTTGTATGATACCGAATGGTGATATAGTTTTGAAAAATGCATTATATATTTATTATAGTGATGAGTTAGGATTTGATAATGTATATGGTGGAATATTTGAGAATGAATGTGATTGGGATAAAGAGAAAAGGGTAGAACATTTAAAAATATTAAATGAGAAGGGTGAATTAGTAGAAGAGAAATATCATCAATTAGTTGAACTTCACGAAATGAAAAAAGGTAAGTATAAGGGTGGAAAACCATTGAAAGAATTTAAAAAAGATTTATTAGAATCAATAGAAGAAGAACCACCAGCAATGTTAAATGGTAACACAGCAATATATGATTAGTAAAAAAAAAAAAATTGAAAATATAAATATATAAATTAATTATATTAATAGTAATTAATGGAAAATCAAATATGTTCAATTTGTCGAGAAGCAGGTTGTAATATAATTACAGCGTGTGATCATTACTATCACTATCATTGTTTAAATAGATGGTTAAGTATTCGTCCTACATGTCCAATGTGTAGAGAAGTGATTCCGTCTCATGGAAATTTAAATAATGAAGATATATCATCAGCCGATTTTGATAACGAAAATAGTTCAGAACGAGGTGTTGATATGACTTTAGAAGAATCTATTGATGCTAATTTACGAATATTAGATCGTATCGTTCGATTAGATATTTCGCCTTTAGCAGATGTTAATTTTGATAATGATGACGAGTTAGTTATGGCATCAGAATTAGTAGATGTAGCAGTAGAAGCAGCAACATCAGCAGCAGCTGAAGTAGCATATGATGTAGCATTAGAAGCTGTATCTGATGCTGCAAATGTACAAGAAGTAAATATTTCAAGAAGTGTTGCGATTGGAGTGGATAATGAATCAGGAAATATGTTAATTGAAGTGGAAGAAGTTGAAATTGAAAATAATTATGGAAATTTGCTTGAAGAAATGAATAGATTGAGAGAACAAAATAGTAATTTACGAGATGAATTATATGAATTACGAGAAGATAGAATCGAAGAATTAAGGGAAGAAAATATTTCTTTAAGAGATGATATTTCAGAAGTAAGAGATGAAAATACAGATATGAGAGAAGAAAATATTGATTTAAGAAATCAGAATGAACATTTAAGGGAAGAGAAAATACATTTACGAATCCAAGTAGATAATTTACAAAGATTAGTACAAAGTGATAATAACATTGTTGTTAGTCCAAATATTTCTGACATTCAAAATGTAAGAAATATTTTAAATGAAGTAAATAATTTAGAAAGTGAATTAAGATCAATTTTAAGAAGTCAAGTAGTTTCTTCATCAAGTCAAGAAACAAATATAGTTCAAAATCTTCAAAATAGAGTAAGAGAATTGGAAGAAAAAGATGAAAATTCATTTAATAAAATAAATGAATTGCAAGATAAAATTTCAATATTGATTAATATGAATGAAAATAAAGATGAAAGAATTGAATATCTCAATCAAATTAATGATGTTTATACAGGTATTCTTCATTTACAAGGGCAAACAAAAGATTTTTACAAGTTAAAATACCGAAGTAAACGTGCCGAAAATTTAGAATTAATGGATGAAAATATCCAAATGTTAGATACTAATATTAGATTACGAAGACTAAATGACTTATATCGTCAATTTTATAATACAAGTTCTCAATTTATAAATAGAATGATGAATGATTAGAAATATAAATTTTACAGGACTGGATAAATTATATTTGTATTTCTTCCATATTAAGAATTTCCCATTGGTCATTAATTTGCAAGTTTTTTCCAGTAATTACAATATTGTCATTACTATCAATACTATCAGTTAATTGAATATTTTGTCTTGAATCCCTTGAACGTCTTGATTGAGTTAAGTTTAATTGTGCGATTTTATGTTCTTCCTCAATTTTTCGTATTTCTTCTTGATATTTGTGTTGTACTTTCATTTTTTTTATTTTGTAGAATAATTCTAATTTTTTATATTTTTCTTGTCTCATAATAATTTTTTGTTTATTGGCTTTGATTGAAATATAAATTTCATCAAGTCCATTTAATTGTCCGTGATCAAAAATCAAATCTTCAAGTTCAGTATTATCTTTGGAGCATAAATTATAAAATAATTTTGTGTCAAGAGAGTGAAGTTCTTTTAAAAGATCTAGAAGTGTACTGATATCACCAATATCCGATATTTGTTTCATTTCCTCGTAACAATTATCTCTAAAATGTTTTTTTTCAATTATTTCTAATCTTTTTTTATATACATCGAATTGATGAGATATAAATCGTTTCAAATCTTCAGCCTTTTGCGTCATTTATATAAAATTTATATATTTTAATTTTTATCTAAATTTTGTATAAATTATTGTTTAATTATCTTATATGGAACTTTGATTGTAAAATAATCTGTCATATTCGATAGATATTTTTTTAATTCATTTCTATTGCCATGTTTTGTAGTATTATTACTAACGAAAATGATATAATGTTGAAGTTCAACCATTGGAATAGCACTACGTGAAGTATTTTTTAAATCCCATTTATAGAATTCATATAAAATTTCTAATGCTTTAGTTCGATTTCTCTTACCATTAAATCCGCTACAAGCAATTAAAACATGATTAATCATTTGTTTATGCCACCATCTGAAATTATTTTCATTATCAATTGGTATATTAATTTGTTCCCAAACGGCCTTGTCTGAAAATTGAATATGATGATCATAATTCATATCTTTATTTACGCTAAAAGTCATAATTTTAGTTATAATAAACATAAGATAATTCAATTTTAATGTCTTAAAGCATATTTTGAAGGTATGTAAGTAGATTATTTTTATTATGGTGTTCAGTGGAATTATTTAGTACATATTCAATACGTTGCGAAAGTGTTTCGATTGGAATTACATGTCTATCGCTGTTTTTATTGCACCATTTATAATAATTACTTAGTATTTTTAATGCTACGTTTCTAACATCAATCCCATTAAATCCACTTGAAGCGATTAACAAATGACTAATGGAAGTACTATTCCAGAGATGAAACGTATTCTCGTCAGATGTAGATATTTGTTCCATAATTGTATTATCTTTTAAACCAATATGACATTCAAAGCACATTTTAGAGGTATATTATAATAATAAATATTCAAATACTTATTTACCAAATAGATTTCATTCTATTAAATAATCCTTTCTTTTTTTTTGGAGTTTCTTGCTTCTTTTGTTTTGGTGTGACTATACCTTTTTTCTCTTGTAACATTCTAAGTTGTGCTCTTGCTGGAGTAACTTCATAAAGTGGACACTCTTCACCAAATTTATATTGAAGATGATTTAATGCTAATTTGAAAACACTATATTTTTCCCCTCTTTTTTTAATTTCAGCCATTGTTATTTCAGCAGTATCAACAGGGAAATAATTTAATTTCATAAATTCATCATACAAATCTTTATCTTTTTTACACCCAGTTGGATTTTTTTTACCTTTCTTTTTATCTTGTCCTAATAATTTAATGTAAAAATCTAATCTTAAATACATATGTAAACGTTTAGAACCCCATAAACCCATTGTTACTTTATCTGGTTTATTGAAAATTCTAAAATAAGCATCAGGTTTAGTTCTTGCATATGTATATAATTCATTAAAACTATCAGCACCAATAATTGGTCCACCAAAAGTTAATAAAACTGTTTTTCCTTTTGTCGTTGGATTAAATAAAAATGACAAGATTGTCGTGAGCGCTGATCCTAAAGAATGACCCGTAAAAAAATAATTTGGGTCGGAATTAGTTAATCCTGCTTCACGGAAAACATCTAAAGATTCTTGAATTGTTCTAAGACCAACAGCTCCCCATCTTGCTGAATAATCTGCGAACCCTGGATGAGTTTTTGGTGGTTTCATACATTTTCCAGATTGTTCTCTATCATCTAAAACATAAATAGGACTTTTTCCTGTATTTTTGATACTTATTCCTTGTGCATCAATATGCCAATCCTTAGCACTACTTGAACCTTTCATACAAATGATTACATTGATTGTTTTATCATTATTTATATAATAAAATATTGTTCCACTTGGGGAACAAGTGCCTTCATTATATCTAATACAAATAACTTCATAGTAGGCTTTTTGTTTTGGATCTATTTTTTTATCAGCAGTAAATTTAATATCTGCAACATTTACATATCCACACATTTCCATTAATTTATGAATATTATCTTGATTTTTTGGAAGTTGTGGTGTTTCATATTTACGAGCTTTAAACCATAATTTTTCCCAATTATCACCTAACATGTTATATGAAAGACCATTAACAACTAGCATTGTTGGAAAAATAATTTTTCTATAAATGTCACCAATATTTTTACTATAAATAGTTCTGGAATCTAATCTTTGTTTGATATCATCAAAATTTTGAGTTGGTTCATGAATACCATCATAAGTATATGTATTTAAGTTATTTAACATAAAATTAAGACAATAATTCATATGTTTATAATCTAATACTGTTTCAGAATCATATTCATTAGCACAGCCATCTAAAGGTATATTTGGAGTAGATTTAGTTGTTATTTTTGGTGTTCCTGCTTGACCACCTCTTTGTTTTTGTTTAGAAGCATAATATTTTAATAAATTTTTTCCAATTTTTCCTTTAGTGGAAATTTTTCTTTTTGTTTTTGGATTAATTAAATACATTATATACTCATTACGTAGAAATTTTTTTTTTATCTATTTTTATAAATCCGAATTTTATTGTCATTATCATCAGTTACTTCAATAATATTATTTAAGCAATTTTTGATTTCGTCAATATGTGTAACAACAATAACATTATCAAATTGTTTAGTTAGAAATTCAAAAATTTTGTTTTTAAATTGATAAATTTTATTTTCATCAAGTGATCCGAATCCTTCATCAATACAGAATGCACTACACATAGCAATTTTAGATATTCTAATCAAAGCAAATCTAATAGCACATGAAACGATGAATGTTTCAGCACCGGAAAGAGTGGAGCTAAGATATTCATTTTGGTTTTTATCAACTTTGGTGATGATAAGTTCTTTATCATCATAATTAATTTTTAATGTAAAATTCATAATTTTAGCTAGAAATGAATTAATAAGCATTTCGAATTGTTCGATAATTTGATTAGTTAAATAAGAAGGGTATATTTGAATAATATTTTTGTATGCTTCAAGACTATGATATTTTTTAATAATTTTCTTTTGTTTTATTTCTTCCGTTTCAAGTAATTTAGTAATATTAGTTAAATTCGTGATATTATTTGTGAGTTTCATAATTTTAGTTTCAATTTGAATTAAATCATTTCCAAGTGTTTTGACATTTTTCTCTTTTTGTTTGATAGATTTAATAGATTCGATATATTCTTTGTATTTTACTAATTTTTGCTCAATTAGTAAATTATCATTTTTTAGTTCTAATCGTTGATTTTTATATTGTTCTAATTCGATTTGATAATTTTTAAATTTATTATAATCATTATTGTATTGGGTTCTTTCATCTCTAATTTCATACATTTGATCTTCTTTTTCCATATATTTATCATTTATTTTTTCATTCGATTCAATATTACATATGGTTTCATTACATTTAATAATTTCGTGTTCAATTTGAGATAATTTACGAGTAAATATTTCCATTTCATCATCGATTAGTTTTATTTTTGCTAATAGATTATCTTTTTCTTTTGTATATTCATCATATTTTTGGTAATTTAGATATATTTCAATCCATTTATTTAAATTTTCATTTATTTGTTGTAATTTTTTTAGTTCTGATGTATTGGTTTCAAGTTTTAATGTCTCTTGTTTCATAGATTTTTCGTAATCAGTGATACCTAAAACTTGTTTATTAGATTTACATTCGATACATTTGGTATTAAATTTACACTTCGTATTATCGATTAAATTTTGATAGTGTTTTATTTTATCATTATGTCTCGATATTTTATCAATTAGCGAATCAATTATATTTTCATTTGTAGTATATGTCTTATAATTTTCATTTACGTTTTCACGATTTTCTAAATCTAGATTCAGATTTAGAATTTGTGTTTCCCAATTTTCTAGTTTTAATGAATATTTTTTATTTTTTTTAGTAAGTTTAGTTTTTTTAGTGAGTGTATTTTTTTGTTCTGAAACGAGGTTTTTTAGTTTAGATTTATTATAAATTTTATCAACAGGTTTCAATTGTTCATTTAAGTTTGTAAGTTCGATTTCGATATCACAAATTTTTTCATCAAATTGGTTATTTTTGGTTTCAAAGTCAAAATCAAAATCATTTGGTACGATTCGTTTTGTTTCATTAAATTTTATTTTTCTAAGTGTTCGTTTATTATTATCAAGTTTAGATTGTAAAATTTTAATTTCATTTGAGTCTTGGATTTCAGAGTATTTACCTTTAAATTGATTAATTTCTTCAGATAATTTTTTAATTTTTTGAGTGATGGTATTTTTTTCAGTTGTTGTTTCAGTTAGTTGTGTTTCAATATTTTCAGATGAATCGTATTTTTCAATTTCTCGTTCATGATTATCTATATGTGATTCGATAATTTTTTTATCAGTATTAACATTACGAATATCAGCATTCACTTGATTTTTGATTTCCTTTTCAAAAGATGACAAATTAAGTAATTTTTTAAATATTTTGACTCTATCTTTAGACGTTCGTTTCAAGAAGCTATTATATTCGGTTTGTTCTGATAGCCATGTTTCTAACATAATATCTGATTCACCAAATATTTTATAAATATTGGCTTGAGTTTGTAATTTTTTTCGAACTGAAATTCCTGTCCATTTATTATTTTTAAAAATTTTAAGTGAAAGTGTTTCTTTTTTTTTAGTTGTTCTTTCGATTCGATATAACATTCCTCCATAAGTAAAATCGAGTGATACATAGCATTTTTTCTTTTTATTATAGATATTTTTAATATTAGCAGATTTGAGTGAATCTAATGATGATGATCCTTGAATTATATAGCGAATTGCTTTAATTATAGTTGATTTACCTTGATGATTTTTTCCAAGTATGCCGATACTTGAATATTTTCTGAAATTATCAAAGTTAATAGTAACTTTATTTGGAAAGCATATAAAATTTTCAATAATAAGTTTATTGAGTTTAATTGTTTTATTATCAATATTATCTACAATATCAAGTTTTTTGGTATATTTGAGATGCATTTCAGATATTTCTTCAATCAAATTTTTGTTTTCATATTGCGATTGAAGAAATAGATTAAAATTATCTTCATTTTTGATATCAATTTTGGATAGTGATTCAATAATATCATTATTGTTTCCAATATATTCTGGATTGATATCTAATATATTATGAGTTGTTTGTTTGGATAATTTTTTTTGTATTTTTTCAAATTTAATATTATCATTATATTTAATTTTAATTCTGATATTTTTAGGGAATGATTTAAGATTAAGTTTAAAATTATCTTGAGTGGTGTCCAATGTAACAAATCCATAAGAGGTGTCAATTTCTAAAAACATAGATTTAAGTTTTGTTAGGTTCCATAATAACATTCCATGTCCTTGTAATTGTTCTCCGGAAGTAAGTTGTATTAGTGAGCCGGGATATCCAATATTTTCTTTTTCTCCTAATATATGATTGACTTTATGATTATCACCAAGTAAGGATAAATCATATCTTGATTCGATATCACTAACTTTAAAGAATTGATCTCGTAATAGGTATCCATTTTGAACTGGTGTTCCATCAAGACTAAAATGTCCTAACATAATATGGTGACAATTTGGATCATCAATTTTTTTAGGTAAAATTTCAATTCTTTTATCCCAATCTTCTTTTGAATTTGACATATGTTTTTCGAGGTCAAATACACTAGGGACATAAAACATAATATTACCAGCTTTGTAGACACCAGTATCTCTCAAATAGTGAATTTTGCTTATATTTTTTTCATGTTTTTCCATAATATTAAATATTGCGGATAACGAGTCAATACTCTCTGATGGATCATAGCCTTTAATATTATTATCATGATTTCCAGTTATAATGAAAACTCTATTAATTTTTGAGAGGTTAATTAAAAAATTAGTAAGCATATGTAATGACATTGCTTTTAATTTAATACTATCATCAAGTAAATCTCCTGCGATAACAGTATAAGTATTTTTTTTAGTAGTATTTTTGTGGTATTTAATTCTATTGATAACATTTTCGAATGCTTCAAGATATTCTTTTTCTCTTTTGATATCATTTTTGACGTGTATATCTGCGATATGATATATCCAATTAATATTATCGTTTTCAGTTTTTGGAATGATATTCATAATATTATATTATAATTAATAATATAATTTCATTTTTTTTATTTAATTATTGTGCGAATTCCTTTGGAATTCTTAAGTTTTCAGGAACTCCTGCCGATATATATATGATATAGACAATCATTAAAAATCAAATAATATAATTTTGACGATTTTTGAAGAAGGATAATGAATCGATGTGGCAAAAATTCTTGTATAGTTATGTAACAGATTTCCATAGTGTTTGTTTATAATGTTTAGCCATTTCTAATGGATTTTTAAAATTAGTTATTCCCCGCCCAACAATATAAAAATCAATGCCGGAAGTCAGCCCAGAATATTTTTGATCATAATCATCTTCATTATTATTAAGTTTATCTAAACGAACCCCTGGTTTGCAATATATACATTTATTATATCCAAGATTTTCTTGTGATATAAATCCAAGAATATTTTTATTTTTAGATGCTTCAAAAACGCATTGTTTAGTATATTCTGTATTAATTAGATTGTTTTTACATGATAATTGAGCCACAACTAATACAGGTAAACTGCAATATTTAATAAATTCGAAACCAGCAATTCCGTGACATATTACGATATCAGCATATGTTTTAATTTTAAGTGCTTTCATTTGTTGTATATTTGTTTTACATATATCACTAAATTTTCTATCTTCGATTATTAAAAAGTTATCTTCTTTTTTTTGTTTGATTATAAAATTGCGAATATCTTCTCGTTCAGTTTCTTTGAAAATATCAAGATGAATTTTCAAAGCAAATATATGTTCTCCACATTGTAAAACAATTTGTTTAAACAAATTAATATCAGGATTATCAACAGATAATATTAAGTTTGTTTTTTTTTTTAAAGATAATCGATTCATAGTAGCATACATATTATTATATGGTGTAATTTCCAATAGTTTTTCATGTAATTTTAATTTTCTAGATATCAGATAATTATATTGAATATTTTTATCAAAAAAATTATTATAATTTAATACTCCTCTTTGAAAGATAGTAAATACATATTTAACATTGTATTCATGTTTATTTATACAATCAATTGTTTCTAAAATGGATTTACCGGTTGTCATAACATCTTCGATAAGTATAAGATTTTTATTTTTTGAATTTCCTTCAATCATTTTTTTTCTACCATACTTTTTCTTTTCTTTTCTTAACATTAATTGAGGAATATTTAATTTATATCCAATAATAGATGCGAAAGGGATACCGGCATATGGAACTCCCATAATAGAGTATGATGTAACATTTGGTATTTGATTTATTTTATTGTATAAGATATCAATAATAGTATTAAATAATTCTGGATTTGAAATTGTTTGTTTTATATCAACATAATAATCAGTTTTTTCTCCAGATTTTAGTTTAAAATCGCCTTCGATAATAATATCATGGTGTTTTAATAAATCGTATGACATTTAGATATATTATTAATAATTAATTATTATTAATATATTTAAATTCATTTAAATAATATTATTATTTTTTAAATAATACTGGATAGTTATTGAGGCATTTATCTTACTAAATCAGTTATTAAGAAAAAAGTTAAAAATGTTTGGATAGCAGTAATTAATTGAGAAAGTGGGTGAATTGGATAAATATCTCCAAATCCCAAAGTTGTCAAAGTTGTAAATGACATATATATTTTATTCCAAATTCGTTTGAATATAGTATCATTTGGAATTTCATTATAACAAAAATATTTTGTTTTATTACCAGTCATTTTTTCATTAAAATCTAATGCTATGTAAATAGATGCAAAAATAATAACTACAACGATAACTGCCACTAAGAAATTTCTTCTTGACATAAACCAATTTTCAGAAAGTAGATTTTTTTTAAATGCGTCAAGGATAAACATTATATACTATCAATTAATATTATTATTTTTTGAATAATAATATTATTATTTTTTTTGAATAATAATAGCTAGTTGTTGAGGTATCTCACCTTTTGAGCTATACGACCATCCATTTGTTTTAAATATAATAGTATTTTTAATGTCATAATTATTAAAGGATTCCATAGTAAATTGAAAAACATGTCCTGCTCCTCCTTCTCCACTATATCCATCAGTACAAGGTTGATTAAATGGTACTAATATAAGACATTGTTTTGAAATTTGTAACATTTTGTTAATAAGTATGTATGGATTACGAAAGTGTTCGAGTGTATTCGAACAAATAGTTATATCAATATTTTTGAATTGATCAAAATTATTTTGTAAGCAATCAAAAACCATAAAATTAACATTTTCATTTTTATATTTTTTATTTGCGAATTGTATTGCATTTTCAGAAATATCTAATCCAGTTATTGATTTACATTTTAATTTTTTGTAAATTAAATCTGAAAAATCGCCTGTTCCACATCCAATTTCGAGGCAATTTTGATTTTCGAAGATATTCATATTTTTGTATTGTTCATTTGATAATATAATATTACAAAAATCTCCATTAATTTGTTTATTACCCCTGGAATGATTTTTTAACATAGATTTAGAAAAACCTTTACCCTTTTTATTAGAATTCCAGTATAAATGTCCAGAATGTTCTTTATTGCTGATATAAATAGACATTGTTACTAATATGTTAGAAATATTTTATTATTAATTACCATAAACCATAGCTTTTGCTACATCTTCATCATAGACTTCACAAAAATCTTGTTTAGACAAAACAAACCATTTTTTTTTAAGTAAGTTTTTATCATCGCAGTGAATTCTATTATGACGATTATATAGTCGCATATTCATATTATATAATTCTGTATTATGGCAAGGATTATTTTCACAACAAGAAGTGTTACCCATTGTAATAATATAGTAACATATAATTAATCGTTCAAGGTAATTCTTGATTTGTTGGGATTTGTTGAAGATAGTTTATTATTTCATCAATATGTTTTATTACGGGTGATTTAGGATTAATTATTTTGATTTCTTCAACATTATCGGACGCTTCAAGTTGAATCTCTTCAGTTTCGATATGAAGTGTTTTAATTTCTTCAGTTTTGCTTTTATAGTCGTTAAGAACTTGAATTTCTTCAGTTTCGCTTTGATATTCGCTAATATCTTTTACATCATCAGATTCTTCTTCAAGTTCCATTTTATATTCTTCAACTTCCATTACTTTTTCATCATCATTCGAAAGACTATGAAAATCTTTTTTAGATAATTCAGCAATTCGTTGGTTTTTCATTTCATTTTCCATTCGTCTAATTCGAATATTATCTTCGAATGTATCATAATCGATACAATCACAAGTAGAAAAAGAATGTCCGTTACATTAACCTTTCTTAACATTAATTAATTAACATTAAGAGGTCTTAGGACACGTAACCTGCCCTGATATTTAATTGTTTGAAAAGTATAACGACATATATTTTAAATATAAACAACAAACTTGGCTCTCGTAAGCTATTTATTTAATAAAAATATATATTTTAAATTTCATACTTAAAATATCAATATTATAATTATTGTTTCAATTTTAATTTTGCTTTTGCTTTGATTTACTTTCGTTTTCTTTCATTTTTATTGATACGTAAAGTTGAATAAGAATACGAAAAACAGTTCGAACCCATAATTAATATTAATTGGTATATTTATTAATATTAATAAATATAATTCAATTCTTTAATTGAATATTCGATACATTGTAATTATTATATTTTTTTTTAAGAGTTTTAAATCGTGTTCCATTTGGGTATTTATATAGATGATGAATAATCCTTGGTTTCAAATATTTATTTAATACTTTTAAAGCATTATATTCGACTTTAGCTGAATATAGTAATTTTTTATCTATTCCAAATGAGTAATACCCTCTCCATGAATAGTTAGGGCAATTGTGAACATTTATTCTTCGTTCGAGAATATTTGTAATAATATCTATATCTGATTGTTCTTTAATTTTGAATTTCATAATGAATTGTCTTTTGACATCCATTCTGATATATTCGACATTAATAATGTAGTATTCAATATCCATTATACTTATTTAATTTAAAAAAAAATTATTCAATTTTTGTAAAAATTAAATTTTTTAATGCTCATGTTTTACTTTTTATGCTAAACTTTTCTTTGGTTTCTTTGGTTTCTTTAGTTTCTTTAGTTTCTTTAGTTCCTTTAGTTTCTTTGGTTTCTTTGGTTTCTTTAGTTTCTTTAGTTCCTTTAATTTTTTTGGTTTCTTTGGTTTCTTCTTTTTTCCACCACTATTTAGACTTGTATATTTGATAGTTAGTATTTTACTATTTTTTTGAATAGCATCATACATTTCCTTAATACTATTTTTACTTTCAGAATGAGAATCAAAGGTAGGGAAATTATTTAAAAAATCGTTATGTTTAGCATCAATTTTGTCAGTAGTAGCAGTAAAGAATGAATAATCAGGGGTACCACGAGAAAGTAAAGCATTTATTTCAGCAGTTTTACCTTCTGTTTTAGAAATTAAATCGTAATCAACGAAGATAGGATAGAAACTTCCAATTGGTAATTCTATTTTAATAAATTTACCACCACTATTTAATCCGTCATAGATAATAGGATACTCAGATTTAGCAATAATAATATTGGCTGGTTTGAGATCATTATGATATAATCTTTTAATATTTAATGCCATTGAGATATAATAAATTTGAATAAATACACTTTTTAATTTATTTCCTGTAATAGATTTCTTTTGTAATACTTCTTTTAAAGTTTGTCCTTTACCAAAAGCCATTTCAACATAAACATTAGGTGTAGAAAATGATGTTTTATTTTTTGGTTCTTCACATAAATTACATTTGTATATTCTTGTGAAATTATTTGGGAATATTTTTTTAGCAGCAGTAACAAATGCTCTAATATCTTTACAATAATTATTTAATCTATTAATTAAGAAATGTAATTGTGATTTTTTTTTATCACCTTTGTATTGAGTTATTAAAATACCATGGGTTTTTGGGGGGAATAAATTTAAAAGTTTTTTAACTATACCTTGTGATATTTCAATTGAACCGAAAGCTCCAGACTTAACTGTCTTGAGTTTAGGGCATTTGTTTCCATATGTTTTATCTTTGATTTGTTCAACAATGTTTTGAAATTCTTTTGGTAATTTATCAAGAAATGTGATTACTTTTGTTGGTGGTTGTTTAGATTTTGTTGTGGTTGAAGTATCCAGATATTCTATTCCTGTATTAATTGATAGTTCTGGTTTTGTATTAATTGATAGTTCTGGTCCTGTATTAATTGATAGTTTAAACATGTTTATATTATAAAGTAATAAAATAAAAATATTTAATTTTTTTTTTAGTTTAATGATATGTGAACCAAGACATAGAATTAAGATGATATTTATTATTGTACTTGTTACAACAAGCAGTACAAATATTTTGTTTTTCAAAATAAATTTTTCGACATTTTAATATTGCAACAAACTTATGACAAAGATCACATTTTCCAAAAGAAAACCAATGGCGATTGGCGAAAGATATAGTTCTATTACCTTAGCATATTTTTCATATAGTACATCTAACGTTTTAATTATGTATCAAATTGAATGTCTAGATCAAGATGATAATTCATTCAAATATAAAATAAATATTATAGCAAAAATTAATAATAATTAATAATAATAAATAATCGTTTTATTCAAGGACTGATTATCTAAAATTATTTTTAGTTAATCATATAATACTCCACATTCGACAAGTTCCTGTCGTGTGTAGCGTTCTGTATGATCACCAACATATATTTCTAATTTTTCTTTCTCATCATCATAAGACCAATCATCATAATCTTCATGATTTCTTCTTATCCAACGACCAATTTGATCTAAATCTCGATTTACCTTTTCCAGAAAAAAAATTTTTTTTTTTTCTGTTTTTTCTTTTTCTTCATCTTTTTTAAGATACAATTCTGCAATTTCACTTATAGCGTCATTAACATCATCTTCTTTAGTTCCTACTAATCCCCATCTAATATCTTTATTTACAACATTATTTTCTTGTTTTTTTAATTTTTCATTTTCTTGTTTTAATTTCTCAATTTGTTTTTTTAATTTTTCAATTTCATCATATTTTTCATATAATTCTTCAGCCATTGATTCTAATTCTTCGCGTGAGTCATTTGAAAAATCCATATTTTTAATAGCATGAGCTTGAGATCGTTCTAAATTAAAATCCATATTTTTAATTATTATAATATTAAATAAATATCGTAATAATCAATTTTATTTTCTCGTTTCGATATCTGTAATTTTTTCGATAATATTTTCAATTTCTTTCCATTCTTTCCATTCTTTAGATTTTATTTGTTTTATTTGTTTTTTATTTTCGAATACTGTTATGGTTATAATTCCCATAAATATCCACTTTGCTATACCAATTACTAAAATAAGACCGTTACATTAACCTTTCTTAACATTAATTAATTAACATTAAGAGGTCTTAGGACACGTAACCTGCCCTGATATTTAATTGTTTGAAAAGTATAACGACATATATTTTAAATATAAACAACAAAC